CATCGCCTCTTAAATAAAGAGAGCTACTGGCCGGATAACCGTTTAAACGATTGATATTTAATTGGCCGCTAGTGTTTGAGTTGATATCAAATACCTTAGTATTAACAAAGTTTTCACTCGCAACGCTATACCAGCTAGTCCCGTCAAAAAATTCAAGCTTCACAATTAATCCTGCTTAATATAGTTCTTATAAGTTGGTATTAAATCTTAAAGTTCCGGCTGTCGGTGTAGTCGGTCTTTGTACTGTAGTGCCGACAGGAATAGTTACTCCTGCATTACCCGGTAATACAGGGTTAGAACTAAGACTAACGGTTGCGACATTATTAGTAACTGTTACGGTAATTTGATTGGTCGTACCTAACACGGTATCTAGTCCGCTTTTTGCAAGTCTTGCAAAGGTAATGCTATCCGTCCCGACTGTTGCAACGCTTGAGGTAAGCATCCATGATGTTACGGCATTTACCGTGCCGCTAATTACGTCAATAGTCTTGCCTCTGACCATTTGAGATGGGGAATCAAAGTCGGTAGCTCTTGTTAATACCCAGTTTACCGTAGTCCCTCCTATATTAGTTACCGTATATATTCCGTTTTGCAAGGCAGCCGTCTGATCTTTAACTAGAACCCTGTTACCTGCAGCTAAAGTAACTCCATCAATAACAAGCGTGCTTTGCGTTCCTGAATTAGTCAAGGTTGCCCCCACACCTGATGTACCATTAGCGTAAGTAGCCGTTAAATTGGCTGTTGTTGCTACTAAAGTTGCAGGAACGCTACCTATAGTATTTAAAACCCAGTTTTCAGTAGCAAGGGTAAACCAGTTGCTGCCGTCAGTAACTTCTGGTTTTCCAGTAGATGTCGGTAATGGTGCTTTTATATTCTTGTCATTTAAGTTATCGGTCATTTTAAATATCCTATAATTAATTAATAAATTTTATCATAAAATCAAAGTGAAGTGTTAAACCTGATCATTCCAGGGATTAGGGTAGTCGGTCTTTGAGTATTATTACCTGAAGGCATAGTCATTGAGCCATTACCGGTAAATACCGGATTAGGTTTAAATGTGGTAACAATCGGATTACTTAATAATCCACTACCGGTTATATCTCCCTGCAGGGTTAATCCGGTATTTAAAAGGGTATTTAAGTAAGTTTGAGCTTGGGTAGCACTATTTGCTGCATTAGTTGCCGACCCACTTGCGCTGCTAGCAGAATGACTGGCATCAGAGGCACTCGAGGAAGCGTCAGACGCAGAACTTGATGCACTACCTGCTGAAATCCCGGCAGCAAGTGCTGAAGCAGCTGCTGCTCCAGCTGATAGTCCTGCATCTCCTGCTGAAGCACTAGCTTCACCGGCAGCGGCGGTGGCCTCTGCTGCTGCTACCGTAGCCTCGCCGGCCGATGCAGCGGCTTCACCCGCACTAGTTGCTGCCTCCTCGGCAGAAGTTGCGGCTTGTTCTGCGTACTGCTGGCATTGCTGCTCTATTTCTTCTAATTGCTGGATAGTTGCATAATCCTCACCGGCAATTGCAATAGCAAAAGCACCACCGGCAACAAGTTTGGTCATTCCTATCCCGAGTTCCTCTAATACCTGTGCCTCAGGTAAATTGACATTGGGAGTTTTTATGATGTAAGTAGCATCGGTTGGAGCAAGATTTAACTGGACTTCTACCGGTCTATTTGTGCTATCCCCCTGCCATACTCTTCCATCAGTTAAGGAGGGTAGATTCGCAATATTTATAGTTTGCCGTGCTTCCGGCACGTTATTTAAACCTCCCATCAATAGTTGATTTTCTAGGATGGTAGCAGCAACAACCGCTCCTGTTCCTGCGCTGCTCGTCTGCATCCAAGAGCCTGCTGGTAGGTTTGAGAGAAATTGTGAGCCAGGCATTAATGTTTGCAGTACTATATTACCTTTCCCAAGAATAAAATTAGCGCTAAAGAATCTGAAATTAATTAGGGCAATATCTCCTTCTACCACTAATAAGGCAGTAGATTCTTCCGGTCTATTGCTATGAGTCCCGTGCCAGATTTTACCTCCTGAAATAACAATCGGGTTAGTTGGATCAAGAGGATTAGGCACATTAATACTTGTAGTTCCTAAATTTGGTAGGTTATCAATGGTAATGGTTTGCTGTGCTGTTGCGATATTTGAGCTATTACCTATGAATAATTGACCTGAGGGGAGGGTAGTACTTAAATAATCTTCTCCGGGGACGGCAATTTGTATAACGCCATCTTTGTTTTTCATTAAGCCGTTATTTAGTTGATTTAAGGCTTGAGCGTTTGGAAGGTCAGAATTTGGTTGCTGCAAGATATATGTTGCATCCTTTGGTGCTGATCCTCCACCGGCATCTATAAATGATAGAACACCATTGCCATTTGTTGCCAGTACCTGCCCATCAGTTCCATCCTGCAGCGGTAATCTCCAGATGGTATTTTGAGTTAAATTACCAGCAATAAAACCTACATAATAATCATTAGAAGGATTACTCCACTTTAGCCTATTAGTAATAATATCTTCAGTATTAGTGATATTGGTAGAGTTAATGCCGTTTGCATATATTGTATAAAGCTCAGCAGTACCACCGGTAATAATAGGAGACAGAATACTTTCAAAACTGGCTTCTTTTGCATATAAATAATTAATTGGAGTAAGTCCTTCACCTCTATTAGCTAGTGCTAAGAAAGCTGCCTTTTCCCTATCAAAACCCGGATTAAAATTATTAGCCATTACTTTAGAACTTAATTTGGTGCAATGATTCTAAACGTTCTTGTGCGTCTATGTTACTAACACTCTGACCGGCAAAATCAGGTAACACAGGAGGTATATCATCACTTGTAAAGTTGATATTTTCTAAAATAGCAGGAGAACTATTACCAGTTGCATCAGGGCCTTGCGGGGTCTCTATCCCAAACGGGCGAGGATTTTGTACGGCTTTTGGATCACCTTTTATTTGTGGTGGCCTATTCTGCTCGTTTGGCTCATCAACAAAAGGTCGTCCGACTATTGCCCCTGTCCAGACTAACTGATTACCGCGCCATTCATATTGCTTAACTAGATCAGACCTGCTAAAAGGAAACCCTGAATAATCACAAGTTCCAATAGGTTCAATTACGTCCTTTCTAACGTAATCTCCCATTTGGGTATTTACAGGAGTGTTCTTTAAACTAGTCACTATATACCTCCAGCTTAAGTGGTACTTCCGTCGTATTATTAATTACTGCCGGACTCAGCGTTTCCTGATATCTCATTTTTAAACCTTCTTCTTTTTCAGGGGCGTATTGTGCTGCTAGCATGCTTGCTAACCCATATATTAGAGGAGTATAAAAATATGCCGGAATATCAATACCTTGCGTATAATTCTCTAGCGTTTCTATACTGCTTTGACCGCTATACATTATTAAATTATACATTGGAGCAGCAGTCTGCCATATATACAAGGATGGAGTCCGCTGGTAATCAACGTAGTAAATAGTAGGCCTGCCGATTTGCGATTTATTTGGATAGGTGAGATATTCATATCTGGATACCTCGCTCATGGTAGTATCCTGGCTTATACTATTAAAATAAAGTTCTTCAATGTCGAGTGTATACCCTCCTGTTTCTCTAATTCTATATGCCCTTGCGTAAATTGGATCAGATATATAAAACCATGAAATTACATGTGCTTTATATGGATATGATGGAGGAAGAGTAAAAACAGTAAACCAATTTATCGTATCTTGTGATGCTTCTAAAACTAAGCTATACTCCCTATCTACATTTGATTGTACACCTAGAATTTTGATTACTTGGGGAGTAGAATAAGCATAACCTATCAAGCCGTTTACTTGGTCTTGAGTACAAGCAGTATTAGGATTACCATCAAACGCATAAGCTGCTACTCCTCCATAGCCTCCGTTATTCGGTACTCCACCAAAATTCTGTCTTACGTTACTTCTTAAAAATACCTGAAATACTTTAGTAATGTTGCTCGGCAAAGGATAAGATGCTTGCCCTGGAGTTAAAAAAACAGGATTTAACTTTAGTGTCCATAAGTTAACATTGGAGTTAGTCCAATCGCTTAAGATAAAATTGATAATATTAAGTGCTGAATTATATTGCTCGGCAGTTACCATGCTTAGAGGCATACCAATTAACTCATAAGCCTTTCTGATAATCAGCTCTGCTTTTATGTTACTAAAGCTATAACTTCCACTAGTTGCCGGCATTTTATCTTTCTCTTTAACTTACAATTGCAGGAATTGGAATTTGAGAACTGATCCAGCTGCGTTAGGATCAATTTTAATGAGTAAATTCTGGGCTAAATTATTACTTTGTATTAATGCTGCTTTATTAGAAGCAGCAGCAAACGCAATAAAATTACCATTAGCATCGCTTGTTAAAGTATCGTATTTTCCTATTCCTATATTATTTTTTAAGGATAGAAATATCTGATAACTAGGAGGACTAACTGTAGCCGGTATTATATTTAGAGCATAATTTATAAAAGCCGTATTCTGTTTGGCAGTATTTAATAAAATAATTGGAAAATATCCAACAGAAGCAACGCCAATTTGAACGGTAGAACCTGTAGTACCGCTTGGAATTATCTGTAGTAATGTATCAAAGCAGTTGACGCTTGTAACTGTTGTATTTGCAGTTGGACCTTTTAAGGTTTCACTAATAAAAACCCCATTCTGATAACCGGTAATAAGAAAATTAATCCCAGAAAGATCGTTAGTTGAATTAAGCGTAATTCTTGGAACAATCCCAAAATCATCAACAAAGTTAACTGTTCTTGTAGTTTTGTTGACATAAGAACCATTTAACAGCAGTGGAATATTTGCGGTTAGTGCTTGAGTAAGAGCTATCCCATTTTTAAGCGTTGTATCCGGCCAATTATAC